CATCTCAGTATGATGAGGTACCCGCAGCTTCGGTGATCCACTGGTTCCGCGCGGATCGCCCCGAGCAGCATCGCGGCATACCGGAGATTACTCCAGCGCTTCCATTGTTTGCCCAGTTGCGTCGATACATTCTCGCCGTGTTGGCCGCTGCTGAAACTGCCGCTGACTTTGCTGCGGTGTTGTACACCGATTCCCCGGCCAACGGTGAAGCCCAACCGCTTGATCCGATGGACATCGTCAATCTGGAAAAGCGCATGGCCACCGTATTACCGGATGGTTGGCGACTGGGGCAAATTGAAGCCCAACAGCCTGTGACGGGTTTGGCTGAGTTCAAACGCGAGATTCTTAACGAGATCGCGCGTTGTTTAAACCTCCCATACAACATCGCCGCCTGCAACTCGTCAGGCTACAACTATGCGTCTGGGCGGCTTGACCATCAGACTTATTACAAGTCCATTCGTGTCGAGCAGATGCATCTTGCCGAAGTGGTCTTGGATCAGATTTTCAACGCATGGATACGTGAGGCCATGCTGACGCCGGAGTTCTCCATACTGCGCACAGTGCGCAGTATGCCCACCTTGTCCGGGCGTTCATTACCCCTGCAAAAAGGCTGGTTTTTCGATGGCACCGAGCATGTGGACCCGGCCAAGGAGGCTAATGCTCAGGCCACGCGATTGACCAGCCACACCACCACATTGGCCGCTGAATATGCCCGTCAGGGCAAAGATTGGGAAACCGAACTCCGCCAGCGTGCCAAAGAAACAAAACTCATGAATCAACTCGGGCTGACGGTTATGGATTCGCAGCCCAACCAATCTTCACCTTCACAGGAGCCTTCTGCAAATGACGATGACACTGTCGCCAACCCAACAACTGCCTGATCAACTGTCGTTCATCTGCCCGCTGACTATCGAGGCTGCTGGGGAAAAATCTTCCGAGGGAACTTCCGGGGTTCCGCAGTTCAAGATGGTCGCCTACACCGGTGGCTTGATGCGGATCGAGGGCTTTCCTCATCCCGTCGTGGTGGACCTGGAAGGCTTGGCCATTGACCGCCAGGACATTCCGGTTCGTCTGGATCACCAATCGCGTCAAGGCGTGGGACACACGCAGCGCGTCGCTGTTGAGAATGGCAGCCTCATTGCCGAGGGCCTTGTCAGCCGCGATACCAGTTGGGCACGGGACGTGATCCGCAGCGGGCAGAACGGTTTCCCCTGGCAGGCCAGCATCGGTGCAGCCGTCATCGATGCCCAGTTCATTCCCAACGGCCAGAACGTCACCGTCAATGGTCGCACCTTCGACGGCCCGATCCACGTCGTTCGCAAAGCCATCCTCAAGGAAATCTCATTCGTTGATAACGGAGCAGACTCGTCTACGTCTGCCCGCATCGCAGCCAACAGCAAGGAGCAATCGTCTATGACCCCCGGAAGCCAAGTCACGCCCGGTACCCAAGGCAACCATGCAACCACCGCCGCCGTCACCGATCCCAAACCGGCCACACCTCAGACCACGCCGCCCGCACGTCCTACCACCCTCGCCGCACGTGCAACGCAGGATGTCTCGGATGCACCGACCCCTGACACCCCGGAACAGCAGAATCCGATGATGCAGATGCGCAAACAGATGGCTGAGGAAACCCGTCGCATCCAGGCCATCCGCAGCACCTGCGAAGGCAAACATCCGGACATCGAGGCTCAGGCTATCGAGGAAGGTTGGGATGTGACCAAGACTGAACTGCACGTCCTCCGTGCATCGCGTCCGCAACTCCCCGTTGCCATGCACACCAAAGCCAATCAGCATGCGGGTAATCCGCAGGTGTTTGAAGCGGTCGCCCTGATGGCCAGTGGTTTACCCAACACCCGCATCGAAGCGATGTACGCAGAACCCATTCTCGAAGCTGCCGACAAACTCCGTGGCATCGGCGTGCAGGAGTTCTGCGAGATGGCATCAGGCCAACAACTTCCCCGCTTCCGTCGTGATGCCAGCGGCTGGCTTCAAGCCGCATTCAGCAGTGCATCGTTGCCGGGTGTACTTTCCAACATTGCCAACAAGATGTTGCTCGAAGGCTACAACTACGTTGAAGATGCATGGCGTCGCATTGCCAAGGTCGCCAGCGTCAACGACTTCAAGGAACACAGTCGTTACCGCATGACCGGTTCCTTCAAGTTCGAGCAGGTTGGCCCGGATGGTGAACTGAAGCACGGCAAGCTCGATGAACAGAAGTTTGGCCAGCGAGCGGATACCCACGGCATCATGTTTGCCCTCACCCGGCAGATGATCATCAACGATGACATGGGCGCGTTCACCGACATCCCACGCCAGATCGGGATGGGCGCAGCTGAGGCCATCGCCGATGCGGTTTGGGGACTGTGGCTGCGCAATCCCACGCAATCCGATGGCAACGCCTTCTTCCATGCCGATCACGGCAATTACCTCGAAGGTGCAGACACCGCCTTGAGTGTCGATGGTCTGACCAATGCTGAAGTGAAATTCAGCGAGCAGACCAAGCCCAACGGTAAACCCCTTGGCATGCCTGCCAACATCCTGCTCGTGCCCACGGCGCTCAAGGTTGCAGCTGAGATGCTCATGAAGAGCATTCAACTCAACGAGACCACCACCACGAACAAACCCAAGCCGACGACCAATCCGCATGTGGGCAAGTTCGATGTGGTTTCCAGTGTCTACCTGGCCAACGCCAGCTTCACCGGGGCCAGCAGCAAGGCATGGTATCTCCTGGCAGACCCCAATCGTCTGCCCTCAATTGAAGTGGCATTCCTCAACGGCGTGGATCGTCCCACCGTCGAAAAGACGGATGCAGATTTCAATTCGCTGGGCATTCTTTTTCGCGGCTTTATCGACTTCGGTGTCCGCGAACAGGATCACCGCGGTGCGCTGAAGTTGAAGGGTGAAAGTTAATCCTAATCGAAAGTATCCGTAGTTTTCCCTTGAAAACAAGCCTTTTTTGATCTTTTTCTTCACGCAGGAGCATTTTTTACATGATCGCAACATTCGTTCACAAAGGTGACAGTATCGATTACACCCCAGCCGTTGATGTGGCAGCAGGCGACGTGGTTGTCCAGGAAGACCTGGTGGGCATTGCCAAACTCGACATTGCTGCAAACACGTTGGGCAGCTTAAGTGTCACAGGCATCTTCGATGTGCCCAAGATCGGTGGCCCAGGCATGGCCATCACCACGGGCACCAAGCTCTACTGGGACTCGGCCAACAAATACGTGACGCCCACTGAAATCGAAGGCAAGTACATGGGCAAGGCTGTGGCTGATGCCGGTGACAACGATGCCGTGGTGCGTGTGAAGTTGATTTCTTAATTCCGGCCCCCGGAAGGAAAACATGGCCAGAGACTACATGAAAGAAGGCATGCAGTGGCTCGCCAGGGTGAGGGCGGGATGGTGTACGCAGGAGGTTGCTTACACACAGGGCGAAACCTCGTACACCGTCCATGCCTCGCCGGGCATCAGCAAGTATGAAAAATCCACCGTCGGTGGCGTGACCATCGAATCGAGCATGTGGGATTTTTTGATCAACGCTGATGACTTCCCGGCAGAGTTTGAACCTGAACCCGGTGACATCCTGACGATGGACAGCAAGCAATATGAAATCACCAATTTCGGTGATGACGGTTGTTACCGCTACTGCGATCCGTACCACACCACAATTCGTATTCACACCCGACTTTTGGGAGACGCAAGTACATGAATCAATGTGCTCAAAATGAAAATGGCAGTTGCAGTCAGTTCGATGAACTGCACAGCAAACTCGACCGGCTGGATCATGCCATCCGTGGTAATGGTGAACCGGGCATCAACATTCGTCTGGACCGCCTGGAACAAAACGCGATTCGTCATGCTCGTTGGATGTGGCTCATTGCCGGTGCCGGTGTGACGAGTCTGGTGAATATTCTTTTTAGTATTTTCCGGGGTTAATCCGGGGGCGAGGGTAAATATGCAAATGACCATTGACCTGGCTGATGCAGTAACTTCACAACTCAATCAATCGGAGATCGTCACCAATGCCAAACGACAGGTGTTGCCGATTCACGATCTGTCACAGTTGCGGGAGTTGACCGTCAGCGTCGTTCCTCGAGGTGTGCAGGTTCAAAGCATCACGCGCAAGCTCAGTCAATACGATTGTCAGGTGGACATCGGTATTCAGCAAAAACTCACCATGCCACAGGATCAAATCGATCCTGCAGTGAAGGCTTTGAGTGGATTGGTACAACAGATCGCCGACTACCTGCAACGCCATGCGTTGACTGACATGCCGTATGCGAACTGGATCAAGGTTGAGAATGAACCTATTTATGACCCGGATCATCTGGCCAATCAGCGGGTGTTCACGTCGGTATTGACGTTGACGTACCGCATCACGAAGTAACCATCATGCTCAGAGTTCACTTTAAACCCCACGACGGCCTGAACCGAAAACTGATTCGGCAAAAAATGAACCAAGCGAGTTTCCAGAGTCTGGGGCATGCCGGTGCTGCAATTCGGCTGACAGCCAGACGAAGCATTCGAAGGAGCAAGCGATACGCACCACCCGGTTCGCCACCACGTACACGACACGGCCAACTGCGGCGTGCCATCGTGTATGCCCGCGAAGGTAACGACCGTGTGTTGATCGGCCCTGGGTTCGCCCACGTTGGCCCCTCGGCCATGGCCCATGAATTCGGTGGCAAGTTTAGAGGACATCGTTACCCAAAACGTCCATTGATGGGGCCATCGTTACAAAAAAACTTACCGCGTCTGCCTCGGTTCTGGGCAGGCTCGATTCGATAAAACACACAAATAACCCTTCAAAACAGGAGAAAACTATGTCCATCCGTTTAGGGATGCAGGCCAAGCTATACCACGGCGCGGCTGGAGCATCCGCAACAACCGAGCTAACCAACGTGAAAGATGTCACACTTAACCTGGAAACTGGCGAGGCGGATGTGTCCGTCCGCGCAAGTGAAGGTTGGCGTGCCACCGTTGCCACGCTCAAGAATGGCAGTGTTGAATTCACCATGATTTGGAATACGGAAGATGAAGGCTTTACAGCTATCAAGAACGCGTATTTCAACAATACTGCGATTGCATTGGCCGTCCTCGATGGTGAAGGTGGCAGTGGCCTCG